AGGGCTAAACAATCATGACCGTCCAAAATCTCGGCACAAAAACCACGCTCTTGTCGCTCTCGGCAAGTGATGTGGTGACTGCCACCGCCAACCGCACTGGCGTCGATCTCGTTGATTACGAGGGCGACATCATGGCCGTACTTGATGCTGAAGCCGGTGGCTCTGGCATCACCTACGCCGTGAAGATTCAAGACTCTGCAGACAACAGCACCTTTGGTGATGTTTCTGGCTTGGCCTTCACGACCACAACTGCTAACACCGCACTGACTGAAACCCTTCGCATCAACAGCGATGAGGTCAAGCGTTACATCCGTGCCGTCATCACCGTTGCTGGTGGCACTGGCGCTGGTGCTCTGAGCGTTGTTGCTCTTGGTTCTAAGAAGTACGGCTGATCATGGCACTTGCAGACTTTCTCACTGACGACCTTGCTGTTTTCTTCGACGATCCTTTTGGGGTGTCGGCGACATCGGGTTCGACGACTGCGAAAGTCTTGCTGGATCAGCCCAGTCAGGTCTTGGCTGGTGACATGGTGCTCAGCACTGACTACCAAGTCACCGCCAAGGCTTCTGACTTTGGGACACTGCTGGCAGGCGCCAGCATGACTGTTGATTCAGTCGATTACACCGTCAGAGAGACCCGTCTTGTAGGCGATGGTTTGATCTGTGAAATCTCGCTGCAGAAGACATGACGACGCTGCGGGAAAACATTCTTGACGACATTGTCAGCAGCCTTGCTGGCACAACCAACGTTGGGACGCGCATCTACAGAAGCCGTGTGGTGCCGTTGCAGCGTGGTGAGAGCCCCGCATTAGTTGTTGAAGCGATTAGTGATACGCCTGAGCAGAACACCAGCCTTCCTACTTTGGACTGGTCGCTCACAGTGCGTGTGTCTGTGATCGTGCGTGGCGACAAGCCTGATGAAGTTGCAGACCCGATTGTTGAGAGTCTGCACAGCAAAATTATGGCGGACCTGACGCTTGGCGGATCGGCGATCGACGTACAGCCAGGAACGACAACGTTTGAAATGGTTGACGCTGATCAGCCAGCTGGTGTGATTGGTGTGGAGTATTTAGTGCGCTATCGCACCCGTCTCGCTGACCTGACTCAAGGCCCGTGACTATTATGGGTTCTGATAGTCAACTTGCTGTTCTCAACTGAGGTTTTGACCGATGGCATTAAGAACGAGTCAACGCCTCCTGTTGGCAAAATCTGAAAGCAGCTACGGCAGCGATCCGACCCCAACAGGTTCTGCAAATGCGATTTTGGTTCGCAGCCTTGAGATCAGCCCTTTCCAGTCTGACGTTGTTGAACGTGAGCTGATTCGTGGCTACATGGGCAACTACGAGACCTTGCACGCCAACCAAAGAGTCGAGGTGACTTTTGAGGTTGAGATGGTTGCCTCTGGCGCTGCAGGCACAGCTCCTGCATGGGGGCCAATCATGAAGGCTTGCGGCAACAGTGAGACTGTTGCTAGCAGCACCTCTGTCACCTATGCCCCGGTCAGCAGCTCATTTAGCTCAGTCACCTTGTATTACTACACCGACGGCGTGCGCCATAAGGTGACTGGTGCTCGTGGCTCGTTCTCTATCAGTGCTGAGATCGGCTCAATCCCGACCATCAGTTTCACGATGATCGGCATTTACAACGCACCGGACGACAGCGCCAACCCCACGCCGACTTATGCAAACCAGGCCAAGCCTGTGTTGTTTAAGAACGGCAACACCACTAGCCAGCAGCTGTTCAGCTATGCCGGCGCTGTTCAGTCATTCAGCTTTGATCAAAACAACCAGACCGTTTACCGCGAGCTGGTGGGAGGCACTAAAGAGGTTTTGATTACTGATCGTCGCCCTGGCGGCAGCATCGTGCTTGAGGCCGTGGCAATGGGGACCAAGAACTATTTCACTGCCATCACTGGCACTGCTACTGGAAACAACACATTCCAGCACGGTCAAACCGCTGGCAACAAGTTTACGTTTAGCGCAGCTCAGACTGATTTGTCTTCTGTCAGCTACTCAGATTCTGATGGGATTCAGATGCTGAACTTTGACTACACAGCCACGCCAACAACAGCAGGCAACAATGAATACTCGATTGTTTTAACTTGATGCGCTAGTTTTGGGGTGAATTATTCCTTTTATGGGATTCGTCCTCAAAAAGTCCAACACCTACAAGTGGCCCGTTTCTGTGGATGTCCCTGTTGATGGGGGCAAACACGAGCGGGTCACTTTTGATGTTGAGTTCAAAGACTTGACGCAAAGCCGGCTGCTGGAGATTGCTGAGCTGAGCGGTGAAGGCAATTTGTCTGACGTTGAGATCGCCCGTGAGGTGATGACAGGCTGGGCAGGTGTTGAGGATGAGGACGGCAAAGAGCTGCCTTACAGCATCACCAAGCGCGACGAGCTGCTCGACGTGCCGATGATGGCTAGCGCGATTGCTGGCGCTTATCTGGAAAGCAAGCAGGGAGCCAAGAGAAAAAACTAGAGGAGGCCGTTGAGTATCTATTCAGCGGCCCTGATGACAAGTCAGAGTTGATGGCTGATGCCAAGGCGTTTGGCTTGGCTCTGCCTGAGCCTGATGCGCCTAAGGATTTTGAGGTGTGGCCTGATAACTGGCCTGCTGTTGAGATGTTCTTGCGCTGTCAGACGCAATGGCGCACAACGTCTGCAGGCGTTTGCGGTTTTGACTATGTAGCTCTTGAATGGCTGTTTAGACTGTATGAAGTCGAGGATCAGCCGACCGTGCTTGAGAATTTGCAGGTCATGGAGGCTGCGGCGGTCAAGATCCTGAATAAGGAGAGCAAGTAAATGGCTGCCAAGTTTGGGCTACTGATTGGCGCAAAGGTCACAGGCCACAACGATATAAAAAAGCTCGGCAACTCCATGCAGGGAGTGCAGGGCAAGGCCAAAAACCTTGGCATGGCCGTGCGTGGCGTCGGCGCAGCCTTCAAGGGTCTGTTTGCAATTGCTGCTGTTGGTGGAATTGTCGCCCTTGGCAAAAGCGCGATTGATACTGCTGACGCGTTTGGCAAGCTGAGCACTAGGACAGGCATTGCTGCCGACAAGCTGCTGGCGTATGTCAATGCTGGCAAGCTTGCTGACGTTAGCCAGAGCGATCTAGAGACGGGTCTGCGGACTTTGGCCCGCACGCAGGTCGAGGCGTCGGAGGGTGTTGCAACCTACGCCGACGCATACGCAAAGTTGGGCGTCGCGGTCAAGAACCAAGACGGCACCCTCAAGGACTCTGACCAGCTGCTGTCGGACATTGCAGATCGGTTCCAAGATCTGCCGAACGGCCCTGAGAAGGCAGCTGTTGCCATGGACATTTTCGGCCGCTCTGGCCAAAAGATGATCACGCTGCTAAACGGTGGTTCAGAGGCTCTCGATGAATTTGGGTTTGAGTTAAGCGAGAACTTTGCTCGTAACTCTGAGACGTTCAATGACAACCTCACAAAGGTTGGGATTGAGATGGACCGGCTCAAGATGCAGATCTTGGACGATTTGTTGCCTGGCCTTATTGAGCTTTCAGAAGGATTTATTGATCTGACAAAAACTATTCGTGGAGCGGCAGGGGCTTTTGCCAAGTTCTTTGGGATTGGCGATGACGCCATGATTAGAAAAAATACGCTTCTAATTCAGGGCACTAATAAGGCTTTGGCCCAGTACAGACGCAACCTCAAGGAGCTTAAAGCTGAGACTGGCCCGGATATTTTGGGCCAGAGAGCTGCCGTAATCAGAAACATTGAAGCAACTGTGGCGGAGTTAGAGCGGAAACGCGAAGTTCTTCGCAACGAAATCAATAGAGCAACGAGAGTAAGTGTTGAACCGGCTGCTGTTGTGCCTGAAGTTCGCGAACGTTTCAGACAAATCACTAAGCCTGTAAAGGATGAAAAAGAACAGCCGGAAGAAAAGCAGCAGAAGGTGACAAAGGCAGTAAAGGAAACTAAGGCAGCGACGGTCGAGCTTGACAAGGCAACAGACAAGTACAAGATCACGCTTGATCAAGTCAAAGACGTTCTTGCCAACCAAATCACAAGCGCCATTGAGGGTTTGATTGACGGCACTAAGTCTTTAGGTGAATCGCTATCTGGCTTGCTCAAAACATTTGCCAGCATGTTCCTGCGTTCAGGCATCGGCTCACTGGTCGGTCAAATCTTCCCCAGCGCCAAGGGCAACGTGTTTGCTCAGAACGGCATCGTTCCTTATGCCAAAGGCGGTTACATCGGCAGGCCAACAATGGCGTTGATGGGTGAGGCAGGCCCTGAGGCCGTGCTCCCCTTACGCCGTGGCCGTGGTGGTCGCCTTGGTGTTGAAACCTCAGGTGGTGGCGTTGGCAGCGTGGTTGTGAATGTTGATGCGAGTGGCAGTAGCGTGCAGGGCAATGAGCCTGATGCAAACCAGTTGGGCAGAGTTATTGGCCAAGCTGTGCAGGCTGAGTTAATTAAGCAGAAACGACCTGGAGGACTTCTGACCCGCTAATGGCAACGTTTCCTTCTATTGACCCCAATTTCGGGGCGACTAAGACGAGTCAACCGACTGTGCGCAACGTGCAGTTTGGGGATGGCTACAGCCAACGCTTGCGCTATGGCTTAAACACAGATCTCAAGGTGTGGAATCTGACCTGGGAGAACATCAGCGAGACAGACTCTGACACCATTGAGACGTTCCTTGAGGCACGCGGTGGGGCTGAGCATTTTGATTGGTCGCCACCAGACGACACTGACACTTACAAGTGGATTTGCCAGCAGTGGTCGAAGCAGATGACATCTGCTGGACTTAATCAGCTGACCGCAACGTTCCAGCAAGTTATTGAGCCATGAGCACTGCTTTTGTTGAGCTTCTCAACTCCGGCCCTTTTGCAATCATTGAGCTGTTTGAGTTGAAGCTGTTTCAAGATCTGCACGGCTCTGATGAAGAGTATTACTTCCATGCAGGTCGGAATCGCAAGACGACTGTGCCGACTGATGCAGACGATATTGTCGATGCTTTCTCAATTAAATTTGGCGGCACGCCTTACATCCCTTTGCCTGTAGAGGCATCAGGGTTTGAATTTAACGGTGATGGCACGTTACCCAGGCCATCAATCCGCATTGCAAACCTGCAGAGCCAAATGACGGCTTTGCTGCTAGGCGTAAACCAAATCACGCCAGGCAATGATTTAAGTGGTGCAAGGGTAAAACGGATCCGCACTCTGAGCCGTTTTCTCGATAGCGACAACTGGGAGAACGGCGTTAATCCCTACGGCAACCCCGACTCTGGGGCTAATGCACAGTTCCCGGAAGAGGTTTACTACATCGATCGCAAGGTTGCTGAGAACAGAGATTTTGTTGAGTTTGAGCTGGTGTCGTCGTTTGATATGGCGAACACAAAGGCACCGCGCCGCCTTGTGATGCAGAACCTCTGCCAGTGGGAGTACAAAAGCAAAGAGTGTGGTTACAGCGGCTCTAACGCTTTTGACGTGGCAGGAGAGCAAATAACCTTGGTTGCCGCCACAGGTTTTGGATACTCAACGAACCAAGAAAAACTGACCGCAGATTCATCGCTGACTGAGGGCAATGAGCTTGTCTCGACTAACGGTTGGTTTGCTGCTGTAGTACAGGCTGACGGAAACTTTGTTGTTTACAGAAAGCCAGAAAAGATCCCAGCAAACGCGGTCTGGTCGTCTGAAACAAACATTGGCAGAAACGCCAATGGCTACACGCTGGTGATGCAAAAGGATGGCAACCTTGTCCTTTACAACGACGATGTAGCCCGAAGTGATTACGCTGGCGGCTCTGTTGTTTGGACTGGCTCCGATACTAATAGGCTGGGACAGATCTCGGCACTAACTCGACTAAACATTGACGGCGCGGATCAGTGGTATCCGCTTGACACTGTGAGTGGCAAATCTGGCGCGTTTACTTGGGAGCTGAAAGGAAGCAGCCCCTCAGCTGCAGGGCAGACCACAACGGCAACAAAGAACTTTACTGAGACGCATCCTGAGTACGGCAGCCGCTCTGTCAACATCACCTTCAACCTCACCTCTATTGCATTGCCCGCTGGTCACTACTCAGCGAGCAACAACAACTACACAGGCTTTGGCTGGAACACGATTACAGGCATCACGATCAACAGCCAGACTGGCCTTTGGAAGGACAAGGAAGATTGGATTGCAAAAGTCCCTATCACGTCTAACAACCCATTCCGCGACAACCATCCGACAGATGGAACCTTGCAAGAAGTTGGAGCTGGATACAAAGTCACTGCTACTGGTTTCTTAAATGCAAAGCAGCTACGCCTAAAAGATGATGGCGTTCTAGTGGTTGAAGACTCTGACGGCAGCGATGTCACATGGTCTTCGTCAAACGATCCCATCACGACAGAGCCGAAAGTTGAGCAGGTAACGAAAACACCTTCTGTAGACGCTGACGTGTGTGGCAAGCGGATCAGTGATTGCCGTAAACGTTTTCCTAGCGGTGATGCAAACGGTGGCTTGCCGTTTGGGTCGTTCCCCTCTGTTGGTTTGAACAACTGATGGAAGATTGGCAAAAGGCTGCAGTGCAGCACGCTGAAGCGGAAGCGCCAAAGGAGTCTTGCGGATTGCTTGTCATGCTTGACGGCGCTGAGCACTATTGGCCGTGCAAGAACCTAAGCAATGAGGATGACGTTTTTGTCCTTGACCCTATGGGCTATGCGGCTGCAGAAGACACCGGCAAGGTGCTTGCTGTTGTCCATAGTCATCCCGGCGCGCCTGCATTGCCCAGCAAGCCCGACAAAAAGGCTTGCACTCAATACGGTCTGCCGTGGTTTATCTATGGAATGGAAGATCAAAGCTGGCTAAAGATCGACCCTTGAGTCATCGGTAGAATCAAAGGGCATGGCGAGTGACGGCAATGCTTCGCAAAATCAGGCTGTATGGGCACCTGGCGGAGCACTGCGGTCAGAAAGTTTTTGAAGCGGTAGCGAGGACACCGGCTGAGGCAATCCGGTTTTTGTTGTGCAACTTCCCTGAGCTGCGCTCAGTCATGGGCGAGGGTTACTACACCGTTTGCGTTGGTCCGCATACGCTGGAGCTAGGGCAATCTCCAGAACAGCTCAGCTACCCGTTAATGGTTGACGATGACATCAGGATTATTCCTGTTGTGACCGGGGCTAATCCATTCAGAAACATTGTCCTTGCTCTTGCTGGTTTTGCTTTGGTCGGTTTGGCGTTTGCTACTGGCGGTGCTTCGCTTAGCTTGGGTTTAACTGGTTTTTCTGGCGGTGCAGGCATATCTGCAGCAGTAGGCAACATTGGTATCGGACTAGCTTTAGTCGGCGTTGCTGGCCTGCTATCGCCCACAGTGCCTACACCTGAGACAGACAACGATCCGCGCAACAACTTCAGCTTTTCCGGCATTCAAAACGTTGGCAGAGAAGGCGTCCCCGTCCCGGTTGCCTACGGAGAGGTGATCGTCGGTAGTGTTGTTGTATCGGCTGGCCTGAACGTCGAGGAGCTTGAGTAATGCCCAAGGATAATCTTGAGTCAAGACAGGTTGCCAGGCTCGTTGACCTGCTGAGTGAAGGCGAAATTGAGGGCTTCCCGTCTGCAAGCGGTTTGACTGTTGGATCGGAAGCCTACAACTTGGCGTCTCTCAAAGATACGTTTTTTAATAACACGCCTGTGCTTGGTGCTAGCGCCACTGTTACTGCAACCAGCAAGAAAACAGATGCAAGTATTATTGAACAGATGAATTTTGATATGCGTGATGCGACGTTTGAAAGTCGCTTGGGCACGCAAACGCAAACAAACCTGCAAAGCATTGGGATACTTAACCAAAAAACACTTGTAGTAAATGCCGAGCTTACGAAAGCTGACATTGGCGACAATGAAGGCAACTTTTTTCTCTATGGCGGCTCAACAAGCAGAACTGATAAAGATGTAGCGGCAGGGGCAACAGCAACGCCAGTGACCCGGCAAATTACTGATACCGACGTGACAAGCGTTCGTATCACGATTGGCTCTCCGTCCATGACGGTGGCGAAAGATGACGGCAGGGTAAGAGCCGTGCATATCTCCTACAAGGTTGAAATTCAATACCAAGGCAACGGCTACAGCCCTGTTGATTTTGGTGATTTTGATTTCTACGACAGCTATCTGGGCAACGGCGAATTTCAGCTCAAAGGCTATTCACCTGACCTGTATCAGCGAAGGCATCTCATTATTTTAGATGAGGCAAAAGTCCAAGCAGGCACTGCTTTCCCTGTTGATATTCGGTTGACAAGAACTGGTCATGAGTTCCATGACGACACTGTGTCTAAAACGGATGACTTGATTTGGTACGACTACACAGAAAGGGTTGGCGAAAAGACGCGATACCCAAACAGTGCTGTTGTCGGTCTTAAATTTGATGCTCAGCAGTTCCCAAGTATTCCGCAACGTAGTTACAAGATACGGGGAATTAAAGTGCGCATCCCACACAACGCAACAGTGCGTGCTGATGGATCGTTGGAGTACGACGCCAGTACGCCTTTTAATGGCACGTTAAAAACAACTAGAGAATGGACAACAGATCCCCCGTTTATACTTTATGACTTGTTGACATCCACTAGGTACGGATTAGGCTCGCAAGTTCTTACACCAGAAGAGCGGGCCAAAGATGCTGCGGGTAACTTCAATGGTGCGTCTGATACTGCTAGCAATCTTGACCTGTATAGCTTCAAAAAAGCTAGCGAATACTGTGGAGAGCTGATCGAAGGCGAACCACGATTTAGCTGCAATGTTCTCCTGCAAACACAGGCGGACGCTTTCAAGCTGATTCAGGAAATGTGCTCTGTTTTCAGGGCAATGCCTTTCTGGGAAGTTGGAGGAATAACTGTTTCTCAGGATGCGCCTGACGTTTTTGCCTACACATTTAACCAGTCAAACGTGACTCAGGCTGGCTTCAGTTACTCAGGATCAAGCCTGAAAAATCGGCCGACATGTGTCTCGGTTAAATACTTTGACAACAACCTTCGAGGCTTTGCTAACGAGCTTGTCGAGTTAGCTGATACAGCATTCAAGCCAGTAAGAAAGTACGGCTACAACAAGCAAAATATCACGGCGTTTGCTTGCACCAGTCGTGCCCAGGCAAATCGTTTAGGCAAATGGTTCCTCTACACAGCGCACCATGAAACTGAGGTTTGCAGCTTTGAGACTGACATTGCCGCTGGAATCACAGTTAGGCCAGGTGATCTAGTCAAGATCAGCGATCCTGTCCGCGCAGGCAAAACAGTTGCTGGCCGTATCTCCTCGGGCTCTACGACAACATCAGTCAAGCTGGATCGGAGTGACGTTGACATGTTCGGGGCACAAGCGCCCAGCAGCTTTGTTCTGAATGTAATTACAGAGGGTCGGAATGGCGACGGTTCCGCAAAGACAGATCCCAGAACAGGGGCGTTAATTTATGAAGTGCAGGTGGTTAGTGGATCAACGATTGTTGGCAACACAATCACCCCTGGCTCGACGTTAAACAGTGCGCCTGTAGCTGGCTCTGCTTTTACGATTGGTTACGACGAGCTTTTGTTAAGTACATGGCGCGTCTTAAGTGTTGTCGAAAATGAAGCAACTTACGGTGTAACAGCCTTAGCGCACGACAGCCGTAAATATGCAGCTATTGAGGCAGAGCAAAGCTTCAGCCCCCGTGACGTAACACAGTTAGCTGAAAAACCAGACCCTGTAACCAACCTGCAGTTGGAAGAAATCCTCTACGAAGAGGGCGACAAGGTTCTGCAGCGTGTAGCTGTCAGTTGGCAGCAGTCGCCAAGGGCAAATGAATATCAAGTGGAGTTCCGCCTTGACAATGATGCACCGGAGTCACGTTTTGTCACTAGCACTGCGTTCTCCATCCCAGACACACAAAGGGGCGTTTACGAAGTCAGAGTTACCGCGATTGGTTATGGGTTAGACGTAGAGCAAACAGGCAGGCGGCGTTCAGCTCCAACAGTCGGCACGATTGCGACCGTTGGCAAAAGCACAGCGCCAAGCAACATTGCTGCGCTGAACATCACGCCAATCGATCAGCACACTGCTGAGCTGCACTGGCCTGAAGCAACTGACCTTGATGTAAAGATCGGCGGAACGGTTGAGATCCGCCACAACCCAAGGACCACAGGGGACATTAAGTGGTCACAGTCAGAAAAGATTGTCCCAGCTGTCAACGGCAGCTCAACCAGAAAAATTGTTCCTTTGTTGAGTGGGCACTACCTTGTCCGCGCAAAAGATTCTGTTGACAACTATGCAGCTGAGTCCGGCATCCCCAAAGTTCTAGTTGCACTGCCAGAGCCGCAGGATTTAGAGGTTGTTCAGACGTACACAGAAAGCCCAAATTTCACAGGCACGTTTTCGCAGTCGTTCAACAGTGTTACAGAGGGCGGCATCACCTTGTCAGGCAAAGGCTTGATTGACTCGATTGCTGATTTTGACGCCGTTACCAATTTGGACTTTTTTGGCGGTGTTCAAAGTACAGGCAACTACATTTTTGCCAACACGCTTGACATGGGCGCTGTCTATGACGTTGAGCTGCTAGCCAACTTGCAGATGAAGTCGATTAACCCTGACGACTTCTGGGATTCTCGCAGTGAGCTAATCGACGTTTGGAATGACATTGATGCTGATGACTTGTCAGAAACCAATGCTGAGCTGTACGTCAGATCGACGGACGACAACCCTGGCGGATCGCCTACCTATGGCACTTGGGAGCCGTTCGCAAACTCAACCAAGCGCGGGCGCGGTTTCCAGTTCAAGGTTGAGATGGAGACGGGGAACGAATCTCAAGACCCTGTAGTCGAAACCCTGGGTGTGTCAGTAAAGCTCCAGCGCCGCACAGAGCAGCAGCGCAACATCAGCAGCGGCACAAGCTCAAGCGGAAAAGCCGTGACGTTCCCGTCTGCCTTCTACAGCACGCCGAGCATCACCATTACGGCAACCAACATGGCAACGGGTGATTACTTCGAGTTGAGCAGCGTTAGCAGAACCGGATTCACCATCAAGTTCCTTGCTGCTGATGCGACTACAGTGCTTAATAGGACATTCGACTATCAAGCCGTTGGGCACGGCAAGGAGATCACCTGATGGCTCAATCCACCGATAAAACCCTCAGTAATCAGTCAGGCGCGAATTTCAGAACAGAGCTGAACTCTGTGCTGGCTGCCATCGCTAGCAACAACAGCGGTTCAAGCGAGCCAAGTGGCACAAAGGTGGCGTTTGAGCCTTTTGTGGATACATCAGCGACCCCTGCTGTCTACAAGCTTAGAAATTCCGCAAATAACGGGTATATCACTATTGGTCCGGTCCAGACCAATTTTGGCTTGGCTGCCCTGTCTGGCGCGACATTTACGGGTGACATCACGCTGAACGCGCAGTCTGATGTGCGCTTTGCTGACGCAGACAGCAGCAACTACGTCGCGCTTCAGGCCCCTGCCACTGTTTCCAGCAACGTCACGTTCACGCTGCCTTCTGCTGATGGAACGGCAAACCAAGCGCTGAAAACTGACGCCAGCGGCAACCTCGGCTTTGCTTCTTTCCTGCTTGCCACCGAAACCACCAATGGTCAGGTGGTTACGGGCGGTGTTCGTGGCGCAATCACAACGTTGACCGATGCGTCAACTGTGGCAATCGATATGGATGATAATAACAATATGAAATTAGTTCTCGGTGGAAATAGAACATTAGGCAACCCAACAAATGTGGTTGAAGGCCAGACAGGATTTATTGAGGTTCATCAAGACGGCACGGGCAGTAGAACACTTAGCTTTTCGTCGAACTATCGCTTTGTTGGTGGTACTGCGCCGACTCTGACGACTACTGCAAGTGCTGTAGATGTTCTTGCGTATGCGGTAATGGCTGACGAAAAGATTATGATCACAGCACACCTGGACGTTAAGGCCGCTTCCTGATGACAGTTCCCGGCAATCTTTCTTCTCCGCTGCTGGCAACTGCTGCTGCTGCTGCTGCGGCTGGTGGCATAGCCACTAAATCGCTTCGTTTCGACGACGGTGATTCGGCTTATCTTTCAAAAACTCCGTCTTCAGCTGGCAACCAAAAAACTTTTACCATCTCTTTTTGGGTTAAAAGGGTTAAATCAGGTGCATACAATCCGTTAATTGATGCTCGAAGCCCATTAAATGATTCACTTGTCAGTCTTCTGTTTGACAGTAATGACAATTTTCAGCTCGGTCATTACAGCTTTTCAAGCATAATAACTTCTAGAGTTTATAGAGATTTCAGCTCATTTTATCATATAGTCCTTGCAGTCGATACTACCCAGGCGACTGCATCTAACAGGATTAAGCTTTACACAAATGGCGTTCAAGAGACCGCTTTTTCTACTGCAACTTATCCTGCACAAAATACAACATATAACTGGAACTCTGCATCTTTGCATACGATAAACCAGGCCGGTACTGGCTACGGTGGTCAGTATTTTGCCGATATTTATAACATTGACGGCTCCCAGCTTGATTGCACATCATTTGGGGCGTTTGACAGCAACGGAGTCTGGCAAGCTGCAGCCTACAGCGGAACATTTGGAACGAACGGATTCCATCTTAATTTTGCAGACGGATCAGATTTAGGCGCTGACGTTAGTGGCAACTCAAATTCATTTACAGCAAACAATCTTGTTGGCTCAACGGCCGGGGCTGATGTTTCTATCGCCAACGCAACTGGAGCATTGCCTATCCGGAACACCACTGGGACGTATGGCGGAACTGTTGCTTCTGGAAATCGCACTGATTCGCTGTCTGGTAGTTTGCAACTGGCAATGCCCTTGCGCGCAGATTTAAGCGATGTATCAGGCAATAGCTATACAATTACCAACACAGGCGTTACTTTTACAACTGATCACTCAAAATTTTACGGTCAAAGCGCAGCGTTTTTTGACAGTGACAAAGTTGTAATATCTAACGCCACAGGGCTAGGCCAGTTTGGCACTGGCAATTTTACCATTGAAGCGTATGTCAAATTTACAGATAACGGCCATTATTATGGGCGGCTTATTGAGTTTGGCAGCGTAAACAGTAACGCCTTTGTTATCGACGGAACAACAGCGCCCTTTAGGCTCCGCTATGACGCAGGTTCTACTACTGTTTATGGAACCACTGGCACTATTCCACTAGGCAAATGGACGCATGTAGCGGTTGTTAGGAATAGCGGAACTTTGAAATTTTATGTTGATGGTGTTGAAGGTGGTAGCCATTCTTTCACGCATAGCCTTTCTGGCGATAGTGCGCAAATTGGCAACTACTTAGGCAGCCAACTTGATTTTGATGGCTACATCCAAGACTTGCGCGTTTACGGCGCTGCTAAGTACACCAGCAACTTCACACCGCCAAACAATCCTACAAATGGACTTCCGGGGCGAGACCTAGATCTCTTGTTTGACGTACCGACAAACGGCGATCAGTCAGACACTGGTGCGGGTGGAGAAGTCAGCGGGGGGTACTGCGTTCTTAACCCCCTTGCGGTAAGTGGAACACTATCACAGGGAAATCTTCAGGGTCAGTGTCCTGTTGGCTCTTCTCAGCACGCATCATTTGCAATACCAGCGTCAGGAAAATGGTACTTTGAGGCTGAGATGACTAACTCAGGCATTCTTAACCTTGGCTTGGCAGCTCATAAACCAGCTGGACATATTTATCAGAATTCAAATTCTGTTCTGTATTCAACTTCTGGCGTTAAAAACGTAGACGGAGTTACTGACCAGTCATACGGTGCGACGTGGACCTTAGGCGACATTATCGGATGTGCTTGTGACGCAGACGCAGGAACAATTACTTTTTACAAAAACAATTCTTCTCAGGGCGCTTTATCACACCAAATAGCGGGGCTTTTTCCTTCTTTTGGCAACGGCGGTGTAGCCACTAATTACGCGGTAAATTTTGGCCAACGTCCCTTTGCTTACACGGCACCCACGGGCTTCAAGTGTCTAAATACTTCTTCGTTACCAACTCCGACGATTGCCGATGGTTCAGATTATTTTGAAACGGTTTTATACAGCGGGAACCAAACCGCTAAGTCAATCACGACAGGCCACGCCTCGGACTTTGTGTGGTTAAAAGTTAGAAATCAAGGTAACAACCATTTCCTGTTTGATTCTGTTCGTGGTGTTGGGCGACGCTTGATGACAAGCGGAAACAACGACGAAGACGGAGATAGCAGCACCGATACCTTGACTTCATTTAACTCTGATGGTTTTAGCATAGGAGCTGATACAGCTACTGGTGGGGTTAATGCTAACTCAGCTCAAATGGTTGCATGGTCTTGGGTGGCTGCATCATCTACGGCTAGTAACACTGATGGCGACGTAACCTCATCCGTTAGGGCAAATCAAACTGCTGGATTCTCTATCGTAAAGTGGACAAATAACGGAAACAACACTCCCTCTAGCCATCGCTGGGGTCACGGGCTCGGCGTTGTCCCTGATCTTGTCATAGTTAAACGCATCAACAACACAAGTGACTGGAATGTTTATTCTGAGGTTTTTAATAATCCAGTAAGAGACGAGATATATCTAAACACAACTGCTGCAAAACACACTTCTGGATCTGATCTTTACCATAGAGATAGCACCACTGTTGGCATCAGGGCAGGGTCTATTGGTTCTAGCGGGGATCAGCACATTGCATACTGCTTTGCGTCTGTTGCAGGCTACAGTCGCGTCGGCAAATACGAAGGTAATTCAGCCCGCAATTTCCAATACCTCGGTTTCCAACCCAGGTGGATAATGATCAAAACTGTCTCAATTACTGCTTATCCCGCCTATACGGGCTGGGCGATATTTGATACAGAAAGACCCCCCGCTTATAATGTTAATGTAAACTCGTTGTTTGCTAACAACACTAACCAAGAAGGTAAACGTGGAAATAACAGCACCGCATCAGCCCCGGACTTTGGAGTTGACATCTTGAGCAATGGGTTCTGTCTGCGCGACAATGGGGCGTCAGAGATAAACCTAAATGGAGAGACCTACATATATTTAGCGTTCGCTAGTAACCCATTCCAAGCCAATGGCGGGCTTGCTCGTTAAACTCACACCATCGTTCCAATCCCATGGGCTACCAAATTGGTGACCGCAAACTGCCTCTAGACGTTGCCTGGACCGACGCAGACGGCATCCAACGTCCAGCGAATTTTTTGAGGTTATCGACTGAGCGTGACCGCGAGTTACTTGGCATCACATGGGTTGCCGACACCAGCAATAACTACGATGCGCGGTTTTATTGGGGCGTAGATAACCCTAAGCAGCTCAACGATCAGCCTGAAGTTGACGCAGATGGCAACGAAACCGGCAGAACGCAGACCGGCTTAAAGACGCTATGGAAGGCAAAGCAAAACGAGATCGCCGCCAGTTTGCTTGCACCGTCTGATTGGCGCGTTGTCAAAGTGCTTGAGGTCAACACCAGCTTCAGTGCTGCCAAGACTGCATTGCCGACGAAGTGGCAGACCTATCGGGCTGCAGTGCGCACAGCTTGCAACACGCGCCAGTCTGAGATTGACGCTTGCTCTGATGTTGCAGCGTTAAAACAACTGTTGTTTGGGACGGGACAGGTTCAGCAAACCGACGAAGATGGTCACGCTGTTGTAGATGAGGACGGCAACCCAATCATGATTGCCAACCCTAATCTGGCTACAGCCTGGCCTGATCCTGTCGAATGACGTTTCTGGCTGGTTTGGCTACAGGCGTCCTGCTGGTGCTCGGCTGGGCGCTGCTTTCTATTGCTGCTGAATGATGCAACGACCTGACCCGATGATCGCCTCTAAGCCTGGAGCGTCTGATGTGCAAGCAATGGCGGCTCGGACGTTATGGCTTGAGGAGTTGTACTTCCTTGATGGTCGTGACCAGATCAGCCATCCGCAATACGGGTTATTTACTGGCTTGGCCCTGAAATATCAGAATTTAAGTTCAACTGACGGAATCTAGTGGCAAAGTCACTTAACGGGGACACTTTTATTCCCAGCAAGCCTAAAAAAACCAGACAGGGGAATGGATCACATTCAAAACCGTCCCATGGGCGTAAGAAGTATCGTGGCCAAGGAAAACGTTAATTCTCTTCCCCATGCTCAAAATTCTTCTTGCGAGTGGTGTCGCCGCTTCAGCAGTTGCGCTGGCATCTCCTGCGCACGCAGCTCCCGTCTACTTCAACCCTGAAGCCAACGTCGGTGGAAACCTTGACACTGGTGTCGGCGGAATGGATGTAGACCTTCATCTTGGGATCGAAGGTGGTGGTGCGTATGCCCAGATTGGTCCCATGGTCAAAATCCCTGACACTGGTGAAGTGGATTACGGCATCAGCGGCAAGGCTGGCTATGGCTTTGGCCCTGGCTACACCGAGCTGTCCTTCGTCTCTTATGACGATGACACCAGCATCAACTTGAAAGTTGGTGGCAAATTCCAACTCTGAGCTATAACTAACTCAGGTTTCTCACACAGACCGACATCAGGCTCCCGAAAGGGGGTCTTTTGTTTTTTCTGGAGCGATTATGCAAAAGCTTTTCAACGTGATGTCCGTTGCGGCATTCACGATGTCTGCGGGGATGGTTGCTGGGTCGGTGATTCTCTACACCCGCATTCCAGCGCTCACGAAGTATTACATGAGCGAGCTGACGCTGGAGATGACGAAGATCGTCACCAACATGGTTCCAGGTCAGATTGATGAGGCACTGCCTGAGCTGCCGACCACTACGGGTCCAGCTGTGCCAATCAAGTCACCATTTTAGTGTTGGCGGTTGGATCGTCGTCATGAGCTTCAGGCCCGAAGCCTTCGGCCTTGATTTTTGCCATATCAAGTTCTGGCGCGGGAGCCTCAGCTTTCTGCTCAAACGAGGTCAGCCATTCGCGTAGCGCGTCACCTGTAGGCGTACCTTTTGGCCATTTGACCCACTTGAGGATTGCTTTTGGGTCGGTAAACGGTCTGGCAGTTTTGCCGCACAATACGGTGTAAACAACAGGCGGCCCTTCGCGTCTGCGGTTACGTTCAATCCAGAGCTGACCTGCTGTAAACCGTTCTGACTTCATGCCGGAGATTCCTGAGATCGGGGTAAATGCAATCGGCGTACCAATGATCTCTGTAGGTCAGCCGATACCACCACCTGTTTTACCAGCAGCACCGCCAGTTACGGCTACGCGGTTCCCAATCATTGATATGCCCGGTTGCGTGCGGGCAAGAATTGCTGTTGGCAATGGAACGGAAACGTTTGAGGAAGATCCACGCGGCAACGTGACGCTATGCACTGGAGCGGTGCCTGTCTTTGAGGCTCCTGATTACAGACCACGTGACTTCACTTGGGTGCAGCCACCACAACCCAAAATAAAGAGGCCGGATGTGTCAAGCCCGGCCTCTGTCCCTCAACCCACGCTGCCGGGTGGCGCTCCCGACCCCCCAAGGTTGCCTAAACCTCCACCATGTCCACCCTTTGGATCAAAAGAAATCGGATCGTTTAACAAACTCGGAACGAAAGTTCTTGCCGGTTATGAGCTGCAGGATGGCAAGTGCGTAAAGCTGTGGGATCCGGTGCCTGTTGGGCAGGTGATTCAGAATTATGTGCCTGATGCTGGTCCGACCGTATCGGTTGCTTTGACTGCTGCTATTGCAACGACTGTGGCGATCTTTGCCAAGCCGATTGCTTCACTCTTGCAGAAGCTGGCAAAGCCTCTGACCAAGAAGGTGGTGAAGAAGGTCAATCAGAAGCTTGGCCGTAAGGTAAAACCGGAATCTTTACAGCAGCGGCGGGTGGTGCAGCGTCACCGGAATCAAGCCATTCGCGATCTAAGACGGGCTTTGGGTAAATGATCTGGTGCGTGTGATCTTCTACCGGCTTGGGTTTGATGACTACATCAGCGCAGATGGAGTAAAACGGCGAAGTTTTGGCAAACCCATAACCACCCTTTATGGCTTCAGCGCAAGCCTTGAGCCGCCCCATCTCGTAGTTGAGCCGCTTGTCAGCTAGGGCTTGCTCGTAGAGCGCCACTTGTTTCTTCGCAGCCTGCTTGCATAGCTCAATCGGTCCACGATCCAGTGGGATTGAAAAGGTAGCTGTGATGCCGAAGTTATTGCTGAAGTTCTGGCGGTAGCCTGTGCGTTGCGGCTTGTAGTACAGGATGCGACCGATATTGTCGGGCACCCCGTCGGGTCCATCTAGACCAGTCTCTGGATCGATTAGGCCAAAGTTGTCGCTGTTGTCGTAAACGGGCTCTTGATAATACTGATTGTTTGGTTTGCCAAAAGAATGCGTAGACGACGCAAAGGGGGAGATGTTTAGCGTTGCCGAATCACACTGAATCTGTGATCCGTAGCTGTGCTTCATGTATTGCCCAGGTGTGATCTGAACAGCCTGGTTGACGACTGAGCCGCTGCTATTGCTGACGGGGGATGCAGTTGCACTGACTTGTGCTGCTGCTGGAGCGGTGTAGAGCAGGCTGAACAGCAGAACAGAGGCTGTCGCTCTCATTGGCTAAACGTGCTGGTGGAGTCGATGACTGTTTCAGTGATGGTCTCGCGATCGATTATGACTTTTTCGATTAGGCCAGGCGTGTTCAACGTTTCAACGAACTGGAACGCAGCGCCGGGAACTGACTGTTTCCAGCTGGAGCGACTGGAGAGGTTGATCTTGTTACCGCTGATGGATGGGCTAACGATGCCGCTTGTTGGTTCGACGCCAGTGCCGCTGACTGTGTATTCAAAGCCGCTGCGATAGGACTCGGAGACGATCGACTCTTTGACAATCGTCTTGGACTCAGTATGAGACGACACCACGCCTTGACTGAAGTTTGGAACGACCGGGACTGCTACTGCTGGCGACGGCAACAGCAACAGAATGATTAGCCGTCTCACCGGGTTTGCAGCTCCGTAATGACTTGACCGATAGCCGTTGTATTGGCTCCGCCAGGCGAGATCGTGACAGCGCCTGCTGTGGTGATGGTGCCAGCCAAGCCAGTATTAACGCCACCAGCTGTGCTGGTGACATCGCCGAATGCTGGAACGGCACCAACGGTCGGAGCTGACGTTGGAACGGTATCGCCTTGGGTGTAGCTGGTCGCAAAGCTAAATGAGTTGCCAGCAGTCTTTTGGGTTGCATCTGGGATCGTGATGGCATTGACGCCGTTGGTTGCCGCACCAAGACCACCAAGAGCGTCACTGGTAGTAGAGCCACCTGCGGTGACGCTGGTGTCCACTCCGGTTCCGCTGATGCTGTAGCTGTTGCCAACTCTGATGGCGCGTGTGGACGCTCCGCCGACCTCCAGTTGTACTGAGCTTTGAATTTTGTGGGTTAAATCAGCACGAGCAGGCAAAGCGGCTGCCAATGTGATGCCCAATACCAAAAGTGAGCGGTTCATTTGATGCCAGCTTTGGTGTCTTTGTTATCGACGATAGTAGGTTTCTTGTTGCCATTTCCATTGTTCTTTCGTTCGATGCCAAACGAAGCCATCGCACCAGTCAACAGTGACGCCACGAACGTATTGTCCATTTTCATCTGAGGGAAGATGCCCAGATAAGAAGCGGTGAGCAGTGCAGCACTCCAAGCCAAGACCAGAGCCTTGACGATATCTGCCATTGAAACGCCTTCCTTTTCGTGTTGATCTTCTGAGTTGGAAGCCATAGCAGAACAGAGCTACTGTTACAGGGTAACTAGGTCAATCCAATGCTTCTAGTTCTTAAGCCTCTGGTCATGACGATGTGGCGCTCTAGAGCGTTCAAGGAGTTGATTGTGGCGATGTTGGAGAAGATCGTTACTCGCACTGACAACGACTTGGATGATCTTGCGGTGAAGCACCTGAAGGATTTGTTATTGCCTGACACAAGAGTTGAAAAGTAGGTGGCGTCCGGCATTATCCAGTTGACCTTGCTGTTGACGGCCATGGGTCTTGCCTTACTGCCGTTTTTCCAGTTTTTCCGTGGCACGCCCCACCAGCTGGCTGCAATTAAACAACTTGAGGAGTCAATGCCGCCGGAACTACTGGAGGAGCACGAAGCTGATTGGTTTCAGGCGTGGAAAGAGAGTGGATATGACCAGCAGGTCTTCATGCCCTACTTCAAGCAGCTCGACAACAAGACTGGAACGGGATACCGCGAGTGCTTCAGCTCAGCAGCTGCGATGGTGGCAGCGTTTTACAAGAAGGTTCGGACGGATGATGAGTACAACGAGATCCGTGCCAAATACGGGGACACCACGTCAGTAGAAGCTCAGCTAGCAGCGTTGCGAAGCTTGGGTTTGGAAGCTGAGTTCCGTGAGGACGGCGATGCTGACATGGTGGAGCTTGAGATCGAAGCTGGCAGGCCAGTGTTGGTTGGCTGGTTGCACGCCGGAAACATGCTTTTAGGCGAACCACCAATGTGCAGTGGTTTGGGGTGTGGTCATTGGAGCGTGATCAGTGGTTACGCAGGCAAGAAAAGCAGCGATCCAGAGTGGATCATGCAAGATCCTCGTGGCTATCCCGAAATGGAGAAGGGTGGCCATAGCAATCCGCATTTGGGACGTAACGTCCGAATAAGACAGGCTGCGTTTTACCAGCGTTGGCAATCTGAAGGCCCTGGAACCGGTTGGGTGATTCTGGTGAATGAGTGAGTTTTGCTAGTAGAATTCTCGTGAGAAGTGAACTGCGCCGGGAAGCGTTGTTTGACTGATCGCGAAGGCAACGGGTTGCAGCTCGATGTCTTCACCTGCCTTAAAATTGATTTTTGCGTTTCAGATATGGCGGTTCTGTGCGATTGGGAGATCTCGGCTCGGTGCCGGAAAAGCCAAATGGTCGTCCCATTCGATGAAGAGCTGCTGAATCCAGCCAGTTTGGACTTGAGGCTGGGTGATTACGTGATGGTGGAAAGCATCTATAGCCCTGATCTGGTGCGTATCAACATCGCGGACAAAACAGAGGATGACCCGTTCATGCTTCAGTCCGGCGAGTTTTGCTTGGCTGAGACACTTGAGCTGTTTAACCTGCCCGACGACATCAGCTGCCAATTTGTACTCAAGTCAAGCCGCGCACGATCTGGTCTTAATCACCTGCTTGCTGGCTGGTGCGATCCGGGCTGGCACGGAAGCAAGCTCACGCTCGAATTGAAGAATGAACGGCTGCATCATGCTTTGCCGCTGTATCCAGGCCTGAAGATTGGTCAGATGGTGTTTCACGCAATGTCAAACGTCCCAATGCATAGCTATGCCGAGACAGGTCATTACAACAACCACTTGACAGTCATGCCGTCCGTGGCATGAATTGATAAGAATCTTCAGGGCTATGGGATGGGCTGACTGGCTCGTGGTTCACCAGAGCCTTGAGGAGGAGCTAGAGCTGGAACGAAATGTGCGAGACGTTCAGGGATGCACGGATGAGGATGCACTTAAAGCGTTATGTGTGTCATTGGTGCGTACCAACTGGCATCAGGCCAAGCTGCTTAAGCAGGCAGTAGGTCACATTGGTGAGCTAGACGCATCAATAGTTGCGTCGGACTGATCTTCTTCAGGCTCAGGGTCGGAGTAACTGCCTGTCATGCGGTAATTCCGCATTTTGCGCCTGCCTTCAAGTCTAGAATCCACGGCGTCTTGCCATTTTTGCTTGTCGCTGGCCAAGGCTTCGCAATAGGTTTCTTCGTTGGTGTTCTCTGCGAGGTAGTTGTAGACCAGCTGACGGATGAGCGCTGAAGGCTTGATGCCTTGAGTTTTGGCCTCCTCCACGAAGAGTTCACCACGAAAGGGCTCAAGCAAAACTTGGATATATACCCGGTTGCCGTGCTTCGTGGCCATCGGCTTTAAAATACTAGACGAATGTTACCATGTTATCGAGTCGTCAACCTTTTTCTTCCATGCAGTTGCTTGAGAAGATCTTGCATTGGTGCGTTGACGACGAGAGCCTTGTCTGACCTTTCTTGCTCCTTCTAGGAACATTGCAGCTCTTTGCAGGTCACCAGTCGTCGAGAGTTGTATTGCTTTGTTTAGGCGCTCCATGATGATCTGACGCCCCGATCTCGGTTGCGGCATGACTCATCGCACCAGCAAGGGTTTGATGGAACGTTAGCGTGTAAGACTCAGTTAGCACAATCCATTCATCATTGTGCCGAAAAATTTGTATGTTCACTTATCACTATTGAAGATGTGATAGAGCCTTTTGAATTCATGAATTGGAGTTGCTGTGAGAATGCTCACTTCAACATTGCAGCGCAATGCGTTGATGACTTGTCGCTCCATATAGTCCATGTTGGACTCATAAGTGACCTGCTCAACACTCAAAGGCTTGTTGTCCAAGTCAAATGAGGTGAAGCGAGTTATCGCAAGCGGACAGTGTTCATCAGAGATCTGACAGTATTGAAGATGCACTGATTTAGTCCCCATTGCTTGGGCTGAAGAGTTCGTTGAAGACAGTTGCGACAAGGCTTTCAGCCTGTTGTCTATCCAGACCATAGCTCGATCGACGACGCACCTTCGTAACAGCTTTATGAAAATCACTGGTTGTAAGTCCGAAGTGATTGGGCGGTTGTGAAAGGCGTTCACGGATCAATTCTGACCGATGGAGTCCTTTTTCTTTCGCTTCAGCAGAGAGTCTTTCGATCAGCTCTTCTGGAAGGAGGGTTTTGATTTCTTTCATGGGGAGATGTTACTTACGCCTCTTAGGTTTCTTCTTCCTTTGAGACGGTTTGATACGCGGTTTGGCAGGTTTGGACTGTATGCGAGCGACAGTCTCGTGATAGCCGGGTGGTTCTGGAACGTTTCCACGCTTCAAGATCTCAGTCCAGTTCATCCCTCACGCGCGTATAGATGTCTAGGGTGTCCAGGGCGCTCCAAAACGTAGTGATCGCAATGGATTTGACCCTGGACAGTGGGGGTGGACAGGTTAGATGTGTCCAGCCTCTTCGCCAGACAGCTCAATCTCAACCGCTCCATCAAACAGACCCTGGACACCTTTGACTTGTCCAGGGGTAGTGTCCAGGGGCAGATTCCGCTCCATGACTGGTTTTGTTGGAGCGGTGGACACTCTCTCTCCCTCTCCACGTGCGAGGACGGCTGTCCAGTTCTTAGCTTGAGATCCTTTTGGAGCGTCTGAGACGATCAAGCCCCGCTTCTCAAGCCGTTGAAGTGATTTGTGGATCGCAGCAGGTTTGCCGTCAATCAGCGGATCACAGACCAGATCATCTTTGGAGCGTGATTCGGGGTAGACGACGCGAAGCTTCTGAAGAACACGATCAGTGACTGAAGCGGGAGAGGTGTTGGTCACGTCCACTTCAGGAGTGAAGTCAGAAATGGTGAAGGACAGATCGTCCTGCATCTGCATGACGAGTTGAGTGCCCATCCGACCGGAGCGTGACTTCTCGATAGTGATAAGGCGGCTGTAAGCGCCTACAGAGGCTTTCTCCTCGTCTGTGGGCTTACGGAGCGCCCAGGTTTCGTCTACGGCGTCACGGATGGCTGAGGTGCCACGGAAGCCACCGTTCTTATTGGCGTGGTGAACGATAAGGATGGTGGCCTTGGGGAAGAGAACACCGTTGTTTTTGGTCAGCCAGTAGAGCGGAGTGGCGAAGTCAGACTTGTTTTCATCAAAGGCCCGACCACCAGAGCAGCCAATCAGTGAGTCAATGACCACCAGCTTGGGCTGATGCTTCTTCATCAGCTTGATGAACTGGGCATAGCGCTGAAGCTGCCAGTCCGTCTGGATCATGCTGTCTTTGGTGATGGGGAAGTCCACCTCTTGCAGCTGTTCCTTGAGCTGAACAAGAGGCTGGTCGCCATTCAGGAGAACAACAGGACCCTTTTTCACTGGAACGTGATTTCCACGGACGACAAATGGCTTGCCAGTTGCGATGTGCTTAGCAAGAGCCCAAGCGGACATGGATTTACCGTCACCACCAGCGCCATATATCAAGACGACGGAGGGATGAGGCAGAACGTCAGGGATGAGGTATTCACGCTCTGTTTCGGTCTCCATCAACTCCTGAATGCTCATGATGTCCTTGGCCTCTTCAAATGAAAGCTGGTCAACGATCAGCTTTTCGAGAGCAGTTTGATCGCGGTAGCCAGCTTGAAGAGCAAGGGTGTTGAGCTTGTAATTGACCTCAGCAGGGTTGTCGAGTTCAAGGATCTTTTTGGCACGGCGAATGACTTCATCGAAGTCGAGTGTGGCCTGCCGGATCTCAGTTACGACTTTGGCTTCCGCTGAGGCCACAATTTTTGCGGTGTCTTCTGAAAATCGTTTCCGCTGTGGGTCCTCCCGGTCTGCCAACCAGATGAGGGTGCCAAGGCCAACACCATTTCCTTTGAAGGAATACCAGACCTCTTCGCAAGGGTTGGAGTCTTCCCATTCAGAGGCGTAATCAGGATCCTCACAGGACCAGGAAGCCCACAGGTGAAGACCCATGTCGGTGGGCAGTGCGGAATGAATCGCCATCCCGATCTTCACCCAGTGATCACGGGTGCCTTTACCTTGGGGCGAAATCACTGAAAGGCATTCAAAGATGATCTGCTGGATCTCATCCAGAGTGCGATCACTGAAGTCCAGATCTTTCTTGTTGATGGTGCGTGGCGGCTGTTTCATTTCTGCCAGCAACCAGTCTGGAGCTGTAGGGATGTCGGCAAGACTGCCGTCTAAAAGATATTGACCGGGCTTAGAGACTTTGCCGCCTGGGTAAGCACCAAAGACAACGCCTTGGCGTCCCCAAAGGATCTCGTAGTCTCCACCGTCTTCCTTGCGGAGTCCATGACCCTTTACGTCGGCCCACAGTTCTTCAGGGACACGGAAGAGGTACTTAGCTGCGTTGGCCTTGGTGGAAGTAATTATTGGAGCGCCATCGAGCGAGGAGCCCCATGCCTTCAAGTACTTCGAGAGGTTCCGATCAACATCAAGGATGACGATGCCATTGCCACGGATGCCAGTGAAGACACCAACAGCTTGGAGGTCAGGGTTGCGTTGGACCGCGAGAGCTACATCGGCAGGTCCGAACTTCTGTTCGTAGCTGGCCTCTAAGGGGTTTTTGCCAGTAGCAGGCTTGCCCGAGAGCATCCGAGTGCCCTTTGCATAGATTGGGGCGTAAACGAGCCCTTCTGGCAGCGCCTTGACGAACTGATCGAAGTTCATGTAAGATTAGAACGGAATGCAAACCCGGTTCGCCCTTTAGCTGCAGGGCGAGTCGGGTGTTTTTTTATCCTACCGAAGGTTGACCATGCGTCAATACCGGCTTACATTAGTCATGCGCCATTCAAGGCGTCTTCCGAAAACCTCCGTAAGTTTCCATGAAAATTCCAGAAGAGTTCCGTCAAGAGAGCGAATCCTCAGGGGGAGCAAGCTCTGCCAGTAGTTACTGCCAGTACACCAAGCTGAGCAGTGGTGAAGGCGTGGTGTTTTCCTTGCTTGAGGAAGATCCCATCTTTTACTTCACTGTTTGGGGTCGCAGTAAAGCAAGCCCTAACGATCCCACCCAGAACCGGCCTTTTCGTTTCCCTTCAAGGCCTACTGAAGCTGAGATTGAAGAAGAGCTTGGAAGCGATTACATCCAAGATGTCGCCTTTGAAGACAGGAACAAGCCTGTCGAAATGCAGCGTCCTCGCAAGCCAAACCTGAACTGGACTTGGCCTGTTTACAACTGGGAGGCTAAGAAGGTTCAGGTGCTTGAGTGCGGTCATGTTTCCACTCGTACTGGGATGGAAAGCATCGGCACTCATAAGACTTGGAAAAAGATGTTGACTGACATCGACATCGAGATCACCAAAACGGTGACTTCCGACAACCGCACTACCTATGAGGTGATGCCTAGTCCTCGTGATGACAGTCACGATGCAGACGAAGCAGAAGCCGCATATAAGGCGGTGAAGAAGGAAGGTTTTGACCTGAGTCGTATGGTCGTTGGCGGCGATCCGTTTGCCGAGTCCTGATTTTGGAGCGGGGGCCTTGCGCCCCCTTTTTTTAGGTATATATTAGTTTTGGGGAGATGCGTCTATGGAACCACCCAAGACAGTTACGACATTCATGGAGGACGGTTGCGTCTCTGTGACTGTCGGACATTTAACTGGTGTGGTCTCCAGCGCTCATCTCGTAGAGCCAAAGGAAAATCAGCTCCGCCAAAGGTGGCTGCAAGAAAACGCCATTCATGACGATTGAAGCTGATCCGCAGAACATTTTGGCTTCACTGCGCCAATGGCAGCTGGAGCAGGACAACTCAGGCAGATTCAGGGTTTACAGGGATCAACATGGGCAGATTTATCACTCTGTCACCCATATCCTGAAGAACACAGCCCCTCAATCACAGAAAGATGCTTTGGAGCGGTGGGCACAGCGTGCAGGGAGTGGTTTACAGCGTGATTTGGCCTGTAATCGCGGAACCATTGCTCACGAGCACTGTGAATATGTTCTCAAGACCGCAGCCAAGCTGGCTCGACAGAGCGCCAACAAGAAGGGTGCATGGAAGGTCTGGGATGATGGATTGGCTCGACCTCCAAAGGCGATCACCAGTTGGGCACTCAAGAAAGCGCAGAAGGGTTCGCCGAAAGTTGCATGGCCAGCCCGTGAGTACGCCAGAGGTTTATCCGACTGGTTGGTGAGCGGAAGCGTAACGGCCATTCATGCATCCGAATTCAGCGTCAGCAGTGACGAAGGTTTTGCTGGGACGGCGGACGCCTTGATCGATACGGAGCTTGGTCTGACGATCTGTGACTTCAAGACGACCAGCCGAGAGACTGACAAGCCAGAGGCATGGCTGAAGGACCACCAGGACCAGCTTGGCGCTTACAGCCTTGCGCTGCGTGAACGAGCTGGGATTCGTGTTGATGCTGGAGCGGTAGTGATTGCGAAGCCAAACGGCAGCATTCAGCTACGGATGTTGTCTGAGCTTGAGATGAGAGGTTGTGAGGCCAGATGGACCGATCGGAACAACCTGTATAAGGAGATGTTGCTGAGTGGAGAGGTTATGTGATGGATGAAGCGTTAGACGAGATCTATCGCGGCAAGTGCAATGTGGCAGTGAAGGCAAAAGAAATAGGCGTCTCAACGGAAGAGCTGAAACGCCTGTTTCGGGTTTATGCGATGCAGCGCCCCATCGATGAGGATGTATGGCGCGGAGACGTGGAGCTAGGTTGGCCCTGGGTCTGAGGAGTCGTGTTGAATTTTCTGTTGAAAGCGACTTTCCTCCATTTGTTTGCCTTTCATCCAGCTTTCAGTTGATTGTCCATTTTTAGGTCCATTGGGTTTGAGTTTTTTGACGGTGAAGCTGGTGGCTGGTTTCCAGTCTTGCTTCTTTTTACGAGGCATCAGTACACTCCTCCATAGCTCTTCGTTCGTAGTGACGTTTAAGGCCTAGGCACTCGTTAGCGCGGATGTAGTCTCCCCAGTCTTCAAAGATCACAGCCCTAGCTGCTTCATAACGGATAGCAGGAGGTAGGAGATCTGTTGGAACGCGGGAGCCTTTAGGCGAGAGACGGCTGCCATTAAGAAGGGCGCTCATAACGGAGGTTCTCCAGCGGTTAGATCCCAAAGGTGTTCAGGAGTCGGGTCAAAGTCAAGTTCATTTTCAAGTTGTGGAATAATCTCGTCTTCCAGCAGATGACGCATAGAAGTGGTGAGATGTTGATCCATCTGATGACGCTTGTCTTCGCGATCAATGATGGCTTTGAGATCTTTGACGATTGATTCGACTTGAGTGAATTCGTTTACCATTCGACTTCGTTGATGAGTTGGTTAAGGGTTTTAAGGGACTGAAGGCTGTCTAGCTTCATCCGTGAAGCATTAATGGCTTTTGAGAGCTGTGAGGCTTCAGTGGTTTCAACAATCTTTTGAGCTTCACTGTGAACCATTTTGAAACAGAACTCGATGCGTTCTGCATTGTTGTAGTCAAGGTGTTCAGATGCTTTGGCGTGTTGCTTGCCGAGGATGAGACAGAGCAGCTGCTCAATGGAGCGGTCAGCTTTTTTGCGTTCAATCATTTGAGGTTGCGGTTACGTTCAGCAGCGTCAGGGATGGAGTCGAGATAGTCCTGCCATTCGGCTTGGCGTTCTCGGTCTTCGATCTCCTCGTCCGACAGAGGCGGCCAAGGATCTTTGTATTCGGACGGCAGAAGGTCGTCGATGTCGTCTGTTCGGATGATGGTCATTGGTGCGTAAGGAATGATTGGATGCGAGCTTGAAGCTCGGTAAGGGTTTGATGGCGCGGAGACTCGTGCCAGCCGGTGGACTCCAGGAAGTCAAGCTCCCAAGAGATGGAGTCAACCAGCAGCTCAAGCTCGTGGTCTGTGAAGGTCATTTTCGGGTGGTGAAGTCTGATTTTTCCACCATGCGCTTACAGCCTTGGCATGTCACAGCAGACCAGGAGAAGTGGTAGACGCGACCCTCATGGCCGCAATGTGGACATTTGATCAGACGACCGCGAGATCCAGCACGAGTCCACCGATCTACAGGTTTCCAATCAATCATGATTCGAGCCTGATGATGGTTGTTTGGAGCGTTGCAGGGTCCTTGGTGCCAAAAGGGCTTTCTTCGAGCTTGCAGTCTTCCCAAACTTCAGCGCACATAGGCAGCGGAAGTTCGTAGATGTCCACTTCTTCGTAGTCAGGGTGATTGTGAAACAACCATTTCCCCATGATTGCGACATCGTTTGCATCGACATCCATGCCAGTGCGTTCACCTAAGGCGATTGCCACGGACTCTCGTTGATCTGTTGTGAGCTTGGTTGGATTCATGATGATTGGAGCGGTGTGAGACAAAGGTCTCAGAACTTGTGAGACTGATCGCCGCCCATGCGGTAAAGACGCTCCCAGGCTCTGGAAAGCTGCATCAGCTCTTGCACGTTGTGTTGTGCTGAAGCTTCCATCCAGGCCTGCTCAAGGTCGCAGAGCATGGCGTTACGGCGTTCTGTCATGGGCGCTGGTTCGGTGTCAGCGTCCAGCTCGATGGTTTCTGCATCCATCTCAGCGCTAGCCGTTTCAACGTCACGGAAGCTTGTGGCGCGGCTGATGCCAAACAACCGTTGAAGGCGAAGAGCCACGGCTGCTGGTTGGTAGCCAAGGCTTAGGAGTCGCACAGCTTCCCCGACGTGTTTTTTTCTGGTGTCACTGGAGCGTTTCAAGCCTGAGCCTCCAGTACGTGAGGCGAGAACAGGTGAACAAAGCGAGCCAAGGTGTCGGCGTCTTGCTTGCTCAGATAAACCGCCATTGCTTCCAGCAGGGCGTCGTTGTGGACCATGACGGTCGTCACGTTGAGATCGTCTTGGAAGGTGGCGGAGCCAGTTCCGAACCTGACGGTTGATCCGTTCTTAAAAAAGAACGTGCTACTAACGGTTGAGTCCATTGATGATTTGATGATGGGGCGGAGCCAGGTTGATCCCCTTGACTCCTGTACTACAATACAGACCATTCACGGAAACCGCAAGCGGCCCATTCATGACTGACCCAGCGCCCACTAAGACCATTCACTTCTGCGCTGATGAGTGGATGCTCCTGCTCGAAGCGCTTCACGTTTACAAGGACACCAACGACGGTCGCAGGGTCGCCGGTCGCCTTAACTGGGTCCGAGCCAAGCTCGAAGACTGCAGAGCTGAGGAATGTCTCATCCGGCTCAGCGCATAAAAAAAGCCCGCTCAATGGCGGGCTCATCTTTTCAGCAGCCGGAAGCGTTGAAGCTGTAGAAATCGCGCAAGGTCCATTCACGGTCACCCCTGCAGGTGCTGATCATTGGAACGTGGCGCTTGGTATAGAACGGTCTAACGCCGCAGAACTGCAGCGCTAAAGCATTCAACCGGCTGAATGTGGTGCGGCTGAACCAGCGGCTGTCGGAACCTCCATAAAATTCCAGGCACTTGTCGAAACGATTTAACGTTGCGATATGGTTGCCGTGAAGAAAAACCATTGCGTGAGGGCCTTTAATCTCTACTCTCGTGTTGGCTTTTCTCCATTCATGATGGTTCCAAACTGCGGCCACCATTTCAGATTCGATTTTGCGCATTTATTGGTGCGGTAGTAGATGACAAGAAAAAAGCCCGCAATTAAGCGGGCTGAAATGTTTCGTTGTAGATGACAATCTCCTGGCAGTAAAGATCGACCGCCTTCCATAACATCGCAGTTTTAAGTTGATGGATACTTTTGGCACGTTTGGAAAAACCTTCCAAGGTGAAATCGTGTTCATCTAGCAGCCATCTCTCAATGTCTGCCTCATGCTCGTTAAAGAAGTCGTTGATCTCTTTGCGATAGGTGAATCCAGAGATTCCCTGGATACAGCCATAGCTGGCCACATCCCGGATCTCTGAGTCATCCGTGAACCGAGCCTCAAGAGCGGTCTTGAGGGGACAGTCAGACATCAAAGCCATCTCAGCGCACCACGCGAACGTAGGCCTGAGTGCCGCTGTGCTGAACCATTGGAGTTTGGAGCGCAGTCTGGACAAAAACGACACCGAACAAACCAGCGGTGATGTAGCTGGCGAGCACGATGCAGAACGTTGTCGGGTTGCTCATGGTGATCAGATAATCGAGTTGATTGGATGATCCAAGCGACCACCCCTAGGCAGATCAGAGACCCGTCTGAGGGCTGGCTCGCTTGTCTTGGTTGGGTGCAGTCCGGTGACGTGCAAACCGCTGAGGTCTGCTGTCGGCGCCTGCAGCTGCAACCCTGGGGGCTGTGCTGTTGGTGCGGATCTGCTCCCTATGTAGTTGTCAAGGTGCTGAACTGACGGAGCGGGGAAGATCTCCCCTCTCTTCTCTTACAGTATTGCACAATTACTGGTGTCTTGCAATAGTCAGGGGAGAAATTGGGTCAGCTTGCCGACTGGCACAAGCTGGCAAAACGTGGGTTTTTCGCACTTTTTCCCACCGTTTCCGGTTTTTCGCTGGCTGCCCAGCCGCCCAGCTGCCGGGGGGTACGGTTGCAAATCGCCGCAGCAGGTAGCAGGTTGCCCACTACTTACACATATGTCTGCACAACAGTACTCGTGTAATAAAAAAGCCCCCTTAGGTGGGGGCAGGGGTCTGAAGTTGTGAGCGTGGGGATCAGTCGCCCTTATCTTCGATGGAGATTTTAAGTTCAGGTGCCTGGATATTGACTGTCTCAACGGATTCACCGATGACACGTCCGATGGAGTCGAGCACCTGACTAGCGGTCTGCAACTGTCCCTTTTTCAGAGCCTGATGAAAGAGTTTGGTACGCATGTGTTGAAGACGCGCGAGCATGTTGTCGCGATCAGCTTGCCAGTCTTCATCAACGAGCTTTTTAACTTCTGCCCAATCGCGCCAAGCAGTATTGATTGAGATCTGTTCTTTCTCCTTGTGGTCGTACACGAGCGCACGAGCGGACAATCCATCGAGCTGTCGTCGATAGAGCCGCCTAACGCGATCTTCTTTTGCTTGTGTGGTGCGATCCGTTAGAGGCTCAGGCATCAACCTATCGACCTTTTTTCAGATAATAACTGCCTGCCATACGATCTGGCACGCCCCAAAGGGGGGTAGGGGTTGAAAAACTGTGTAATGTAATAGCCATGAGCACAAAAGCAGAGCCTGTAAGCCTGAGATGGGCGCAGGGCCAAGTCTTCTCAAGCGACAAACGATTCCGGGTTTTAGTTGCCGGTCGTCGATTCGGCAAATCGTACTTGTCATGCGTTGAGCTACTTCGTGGAGCGCTCAATCGTCCGGGTGAAACGTTCTTTTACTGTGCCCCGACGTACCGGATGGCGAAAGATATTGCATGGCGAGCGTTAAAAAAGCTGGTTCCGAAGGTTTGGATCAAGAGCAAGAACGAAACAGACCTACGAATCGAGCTAATCAACGGTTCAACCATTGAATTGAAGGGCACTGAAAACGCAATGGCGTTGAGAGGCCGGAGTTTGAGCGGTGTGGTGCTGGATGAGGCGGCATTTATGGATTCAGAGGTCTGGTTTGAGGTGATCAGACCTGCATTAGCGGATAAAGAGGGTTGGGCGTTGTTTATTTCAACGCCAGACGGTACAGCTAGCTGGTTTTATGACTTGTGGTGCTATGTCCCAGACGACGAAACAAACGAATGGCAACGATGGAGCTATACAACGATTGAGGGCGGAAACGTCAGTAAGCACGAGGTCGAAGCAGCCCGCGCTCAACTTGATACGCGCACGTTCCGCCAGGAATTCGAAGCGTCCTTCGAGAACCTGACTGGTTTGGTGGCCATCAGCTTTTCGGACGACAACATTTCAACGGACGCCAAGGACATTTCGATTCAACCGTTACTGCTGGGCGTTGACTTCAACGTGGATCCAATGAGTGGCATCTGCGCGGTCAAAGATCAGGACACGTTGTACGTGTTTGACGAGATCATGCTGACTGGCGGTGCCACAACTTGGGATTTTGCCGATGAAGTTACTCGTAGATACGGTGTGGATCGTCGGGTTATCGCCTGTCCTGACCCTACAGGCGGCGCAAGAAAGACAAGCGGAGTGGGCGTAACGGACCACGCAATTCTCAGACGTAGCGGTTTCACGGTTCAGAGTCCCAGGTCACCGTGGAAGATCCGAGACAAGATCACAGCGGTCAACACTGGCCTGATGGATGCTTCTGGGGCGCGACGGGTCAAGATCCACCCGAGGTGTAAGGAGTTGATCAAGTCGTTGCGGACGCTGACTTACGCACCAGGGACTGGTTTGCCTAACAAAAACTTAGGTGTGGACCACGCCTTTGATGCTTTCGGGTATCTTGTGTTGCAGCAGTTCAACTTGGCCAAGCCTGAGGCCATGGGAACTACGTCATACCGCTTGTATTGAGGATGTTTCGTCCGCTCAACGCACCTTGTTGTCCGAAATGTGGGTCAGAGGAGTCAAAGGTGATGGGGCGCTATACGTCGCAGGACAATGATTGTGTGCGTGAGCGGCGGTGCTTGGAGTGTGATCATCGGTGGAAAACGCTGCAATCACCTGAGGAAGAGCTTCATCCGTCAGTGCAGGTGAAGTTTTTTAGATGGAATTCGCCTAGCGGCAGTAAGCGTCGCGTGACGTTGGAATACGGGTCTAAAGCTGTTTAGGATGCGTCTACTGCTGCTTTGTTCGTATGGCTGACAAAAAAAGCGCTGCAATGAAGCGGTGTGAGGGCTACATGAAAGCCGTTCGCAAGGGCAAGAAGAAGGCTAGTAAGAAGAAAAAGTAACGGTTAGACTGGGTATGTCGTCGCATTTTGCGTCATGCCTAAAGGTCCAGGGACTTACGGCACACAAAAAGGCCGTCCGCCCAAGAAGAAAAAGGGCATGAAGAAGGGCAGCAAAAAGATGCGGTGCAGCTGTGGCCAGTGAAAACGTCCCAGTAAACAAGACGCTTTATGCTCGCGTGAAGGCTGAGGCCAAGCGCAAGTTTGACGTGTATCCAAGCGCGTATGCAAATGCGTGGCTTGTGCGCGAATATAAGAAGCGTGGTGGCACTTATCGCAAAGCAACCAGTGGCGGAACGAAAAAAACCACGAAAACCCGCAAAACCAAAAAAGCCAAGTAAGGGCCGTGGTGGCCTTGGCCGATGGTTTGACGAGAAATGGGTCGATATAAAGACCGGGAAGCCTTGTGGCCGCTCCAAGGGGGAGAAGCGGGACTATCCGGCGTGCCGACCGTCAAAACGGGTGTCGGACAAGACGCCTAAGACGACTAAAGAGATGTCGCCTGCCGAAAAAGCCCGGTTTAAACGCGAGAAAACCGGCTCAAAGAAGATAAGCTATCAGCATAAGCGCCGTAAATCTACCAAAAAGAAAAATGGCTGAAAAGAAAAAGCGCAAAAAGGGGCCAAATCTGAGCGTTGGTCGTGGTGAAAAACTTCCGGCAAGTAAGGGTGCCGGACTAACTGCAAAGGGCAGGGCTAAATATAATCGAGAAACGGGCTCAAACTTGAAGCCACCTGTCACTGGCAAGCCCAAGAACAAAAAAGAGGCTGCACGTAAGAAGTCTTTTTGCGCTCGTAGCAAGAGTTGGACTGGTGAACGCGGCAAGGCTGCCCGGCGTCGCTGGGGTTGCAACAACTAATCAACGGTTAAAATGAAAACATGACTTACTCCGTCCCAGGGCTCGTCAGGACCCATCTGGTCAGCAGCTCCTATATGGGGAGTGTTGACAGTCCGTTTGTGCGAACGCGGGCAGTAATCGACCAGATGAAGGGCTGGGAGATTATGAAGGCCGTTACAAACGGCACGGAGTATTTGCGTGATAACTGCGAAGCGTTTTTGCCTCTAGAGCCGCGTGAGGACTACAGCGCGTACTTAGCGCGAGTCAATCGCTCTGTTTTTACGCCTTATACGCAGCGTTTGCTTCGTGCAGCGGCTGGGTTAATCCTGCGAAAACCAATTAGCGTCCAGGGTGATCCCTACTGGACAGATGTTTTTAACAAGGACGTTGACGGGTGTGGCTCAGATTTAGATGAGTACGCTCGACGACTCTTGATCTGTGCCCTGACGTATGGGCACTGCCACACGCTGGTTGATTTTCCTGCGCCTACGGACGCAAGAAGTCTTGCAGAGGAGCGTG